GGGGCGTTCCCTCCCCCGACCGCCCGTGGGAAGACAACGATGGTAGCGTTGGCGGGCCGGTCAACCCGCACTTGGACACTCGACCGGGACTGCCTTCAACCTATCCCAAGTCGTACTTGTCGATGTAGTTGTAGAGGGTGCCTCGGGAGAGTTCCGACACCTCCTCCTCGTCCTTCGACTCCTCGACCAGTTGCTCGTTGATGCGCCGGGTCATCTCGGAGCGGTTCCCGTCGCACTCGGTCGAGAGACGCCGGAGGATGGCGGGCATCGACTCTCCGAACGCCGCCTCTATCTCCCGCTCCCTCTCGGTTCGCTGGAGGTCCTTATGCATCGACTTCACGATGCCCGCGTACTCCGCGTCAGACTTGATGTGTCGCCCTCCCATCGCTACGAGTTGGTGGACTTCAGGGCGACTACCTGAACCCGGTAGTCTGCCGCCCCTCCCGAGTTGTTCGTGACCACGACATCGTACACCCCGCCGAACGGTGCCACCTCGGTACTGGAGTCGGTCGCCGCCTCTTTGGTCTTGCTGGCGAGGTTCGACTCGGTGAGTTTGTCCCCATCGACCGTCACCGAGAGGTCGTAGGCCGCCGGGACTCCCCCGGCGTTGTCGTCTATCAGTACGTACACCCGGTCGGCATCCTTCGGGATGTCGAGTCCGGTGACATCGACGGTCCCCGCATCCGCGAGTCCGGTCGCCGTTGCCACGTCTTTTGCTACTACTCGCATATTCCCCTATTGAACATCCGACGTGATAGTGTTTCCCCCGGGGTAAAGGCCGGGAGAACCGCCCTCCAGCGGGTTAATGGTCGTTCCCATCTCGGTCGAACGCTGTCACGACCGCCTCGATGGGGCGCTCGATATCCGAGTGTTGGTAGACGTACCATCCGGCGACCACCTCGAACCCGATGAACAGCACATACGCGAAGGCCCGGATGTACAGGACCATCTCGACTTGGGCGGTGAACGGTTCGAGGGTGGCGAGGAACATCACGAGTCCGACGAGGAAGAACGATGTGACCGCCATCGGGTGAACGGCCCGGCGGGATACGAGTTGGAAGTACAACCCGAGGGACATCCCGAGAACTCCCCCGAACGCGCCTATGAAGTCTATCAGGTGGGGACCGGCGATGTGGCTCATATCAATCATCCTCCTCGTCCCCGCGAGTGGACTCGACGGTCACTTCCAGCGGGAGATGTTCGCTTATCAGGTCGATTCCCAGTAGGCCCGAGATGAGTGCGGTGAGGAGTAGCACCGACGACTGGGATAGGTGTACACCCCCTATCCAGAAGTCCAGCAAGACCATCGAGAGTAGCACCGTGATGCTCAGGAGACCTCCGATGGCCCGGGCCGCTCGTATGAGTGTCATCTTGAGTTATCATTTGTCTCGGTCACACGTCCACCACACGCCGGAACGTGTGGCGCTCGTTCGGGTGTAGTACGTGGTCGTCCCGGAACGATAGGTTCGGGAAGTAGAACTGTGCGGCCTCCCGCTCCAGTTTCTTCAGGTCCGGCATCGAGAGGGGCGTGTTCTCGGTCCCCTCGAACTGGCGGGGTGCGTCATCTACGGCGGAACTCCCGCGCTTCATAAACGCACAGGCATCGGTTTCACGGGAGTCCGAGGGACCAGTCCACTTGTACTTGAACTCGCCCGCCCGGTCACGGTCCTCGTACCCTATCTCCCGGGAGCGGTTCAGGACCGCCCCGCTCTCCGTCCGGGCGACCGTTTCGAGGTTGTCTCGGTCCACCCCGGGGAAGGCATCGCTCAGGTCGTCGGTGAGCGACTCCAGCGACCAGCCCTGAGGTTGGGTCAGGTTCTCCTCGAAGATGGCCTCCACCCGGTCCCGCACCTGACCGGGGAGGGATTCAAACTGGTCGAAGATAGCGCCCCGGTCGATGGCCTCTCGGATGGCATCCTTGACGAACTCGGGGACCGACTGGTCGCCCGACCACGACCGCTTCTCGATGTCGTCCACCGAGTCCGGTTGTACCTGTTCCCGGTGGGCTTTCAGGCACCACTCGTCCAACTCGACCGCCTTCTCCATCGACAGGTCGCCCGCGCCCTTCCCTACCTCCCGGGCGTTGAACTGGATGCCACCGGACTCCCCGAAGAACCCGCCGCCGTCGCCCTCGTCGGACCCGCTCTCCATCTCGCCATCGTCCACGTCGAGTTCGCCATCGCGGAAGGACACATCGAGTCCGGCATCGACCAGCGACTTCCCGGCGCTCGCCTGTGTCTCCATCAACTCGGCCTGCGACTTCCGCTCCTCGATGGTCCGGGCCTCCTCGTGGCGGAACCGGAGTCGGTCGTCGATGTCCGGCATCAACTGGCGGTTGAGGGCCTGTTCCAAATACCGAAGCATCACCCGGAACCCGCGTTGGCGGAAGGCCTCGGCCTGACTTGCGTTTTGTGCCTTGTTCCCCTCCTGAAAGTCGAACCCGGCGTAGGGAGCGTTGACCTTGTACACCCCACCCATCGAGTGTATCCAGAACTTCGACCGTTCGAGGACTTGGAGTTCCTGATACCCCGGGGAAAGCGGCGTGAACTCCCAGTCGCCCCGGGAGATGATATGCCGGTGGCGCTGGCCTTCCTTCAACTCCCATTGCTTATCCACTCGGTCGAACTCCTCGGGTGGGATGGGGTTATCTGCCGAGTCTCGCGCCCCGACGATGCCCGGTGGCGCACCTTCCTTCAGGTCCTTCAGTTCCTTGTCGGAGAGTTCATCGAGGAGTTCGATGATAGGGGCGGCTTTCTCGGTCGGGCCGTAGCCGTAGAAGTGGTTTTCTCGACCACCCTGCGCCCACGACATCCACACGATTTCCTCCAGTTCAAATTCCACCTCCTTACTGATGGCCTCGAAACTGGTCTGGATGTATCCCTCGGTGAACCCGTGGTCGTCTATCTGCTTGTACAACCGGGAGGAGTCCACCGGGACTGCCTCCGCGAGTTCGCCATCGGTGGCGAAGTGTTTGACCAGCGTGGCGTCCCCCAACTCCAGAAGGTCCCGTCCGAGGAACTCCTTGATGTCTCGGAACGAGAGTTCGGGGTGGAGGGTCTTGACCCGCTCCTCGGCGTCGGCTATCTCGGAGTCGGACACCCGAACCGTCTCGTCTCGGGCTTCGAGGTGCCAGTCGGCGGTCGCCGCGTCTTGAACCATCGTGTCGATGTAGGCTTGGGCGACCGGGTTATCGGAGTAGTCTCGGAGGGTGAGCGGGTCGTACGGTTTCGGGAGAGCATCGTGACGTTGTACGAGTCGTTCGATGCCCGGCGGGAGTGTCGCCCGCCGGTCGGCTTCCTGCTTCCGAACGGCGCTCTCCTCCCTCTCCAGTTTGTACCCCTCGGGGGCAAGATATTTTGAGAGAGTCGAGCGGAGTCCCATTAAGGGCAGATAAAGCGTGCGGCCCCTAAAGTGTATCTTACCCGTTCGGTCACTTTGCGGGTGCCAGTTGACACCCACGACCCATCGGGACGGTCAGGAATCAGTAGTCGTCAAGCCGGTGGTTCGGCGTCACGTCGGTCGGTTCCGTGTTCGACTGGTCGATGCGCTGGCGATTCAACACGATGTAGGGTTTCCCTTGCATCACCCAATAGCGGTACTCCCCGAAGTCGTAGTAGTCACGGGCCGTCCCCCGCCACTCGCGGGCGGTCCCCTCGGACCTGACACGCTCGACCATCTCCCAGTACAGGTCCGGGTCTTGGTCGTTGGTGATGTACTCGTGGTACTCGCCGCCGTGGTCGGTCCCCGTCCACTCGACCGACTCGATGCGACTCGCCACCTCCTCGTCGGTGAGGCCTTCTTCGCTGGTCCACACGGCCACCTGAAGGATATTGTAGTCTTCGCCGTGGTGGTCGGCCATCCAGTTGACGGCCTCCTGCCACGAGTTGAAATACCGCTGGTTCATAGCCTCCTCTACGTCGTCGGGCATCGTAGTTCTACTCCTCCACCTCGACCACCACCGCGCTCGCCTTGTTCCCGTTGTACATCACGTCCACCGTGACCAGTCCCCCCTCGGGGTCCACCGGGACATACAGGCCGCACTTCTGGCCTCCAGCCATAAAGCGCCGGACCACTCGACCGAGGGCATCCGACCCGGTGGGTGCCTCGGACACCTCGCCCTCCAGCACTCGACCATCGGCATCGGTGACTCGCACTTGGTCGCCCCGGTCGAGTCCGGCGACGGCGGTACATCTGTCGTTCGCGGATAGGTAGTGGTTGTACATCAGCAGGTGTGTAGGTCAATCGTGACCGCTGGCATCGTCTCGCCGCACTCGGTACACCGCACCTCGGAACGCTCGCGGGACTCCCATACGAACGGGTCCGGGGGGTTCACGCGACCGCCCCCCACAGGAGCGCCATCGTCCCGCCGCCGACCAGCGCCATCCACCACAGGGCCATCAGGAGGTGGAACAGTTCTCGACTCATCGGAGTTCCTCCAGCGCCTCGGGGCGCTCCTCCAGCACTTCCGCGAGGGTCCGGGGTCAACCCCGGCCTGACCCTCCGCCAGTTCCTCGGCCCGCTGGCGGGCCGCCTCGGACGGCTCCTGCGCCATCTCTCGGTCCCGCTCCGGGCCGAACTCCTCGGCGCTCATCGGTCGAACACCGCCTTGTTGAACGTCTCGGCGCACTCGTCGCACATATCGTCTCGGACGTTGACCCACGCACCGAATTGGGCCGCATCCTCCAGCGACTCCGGGGCGTCCCCGAACTTCCGTAGGCCACCCGCGCCCGACCCGCACAGGGCGTAGTTGGCATCCTCGTGGGCGACCAGATGCATCCCCTCTCGGTCGGTGACAACGTGGCGCACCTGTTCAATCTCCAGTTCGACCTGCCGCTCCTCGGTGGTTGCTTGGGACATCAGTTTTCTCCTCTACATTCTACTATTGTACCCCCGGCCTATTAAAACCACCGATTAGGCTACTGGAGAACGGGAGAAGGCGGGCTTGTCGGTCGAGAAGTGTGGTGGGTGGGGACCGCCCCACCGAGAGGATGGTCGGTCGGGGTGCCTCTGATGCCCCGAGTGGGACCGGGCGGATTTGAACCGCCGCATAGGGGAGAGGCAGATGTCGTGCCCGTGTCGCTACGGCCTCAGCGACTCCTGCGGTCCCGCGTAGTTCGCTCGAAAGGGGAGCGTGTGACGACTCCCTTGGTTGGTGTTGCGGTGCGTGAGTCTCTTGAACTCACCGAACCGTTCGACCAGTTCTACCGGCGTCCGGTTGGGCCGACGCCTCCCTCGCCATCGGGACTACTACCTCCGATGGGTCCTCGGTCGCCGGGTATCTCACCGGCATCTGTACCGAGTACCGCCGATATAATAAAACCACCGAGAGCGTGGGCGGTTCGCCTACGACTTGTGGACGCGAGTGTCCCACTCGGAGTCGCCCCGACGCATCTTCCGGTCGCTCGCCGCGAGGTAGCGTGCCGAGTCGCACCCGTGGTCGTGTTCGTCTATCGGTTCGTCGCTCTCCTCGTCCTTCCAGCGGTACGACCGTAGTTCCGTCCGAGTGGTCGTCGGGGACTCCGCCGACTGGAGGTGGCGGTCGGCCTCGTGCGCCCGCGCCCCCTTCACGAAGTACATCTCGGAGCGCCCGTTGTCGTCCACCCGCATCAGGCGCTTCATCTCGTTGAACCCCGTCTCCCACGACTTGTGCGCCGCCGTGGTCCGAAGTCGAGCGGTGTCCCAGTCGGTCACGTCCTCGCCCTTCGACCGCTTCTCGTCCACCCACTCGCGGAGGCCCGCCATCCAGTTCTCCCGGTTCCCCGAGTCGTGGTCGGAGAACACGCGGGAGATTTGGGACACCTCCTGTGGGTCCATATACTCCATCGCGTACTTGGCTACCTGTCCCGGGAGCGTTCGGGTCTTGAAGAACTCCCGGTACATCACATAGCCGTACTCGGGAGTCTCGGCCCACCATTGGACGACCGTGGGGTCAGGCCGATACCCCCAGTCGATGCTCAGGAGCAACCTGGCGTCCTCGGGGGGAGAGATACGGGCGGGCGTGTACTGGTCGGAGTCCGGCGCACCTACGGGGTCCGAGTTCGACTCCCGGTTCGCCCGGAGTGCGTCGATGTTGTGAACGGTCCACCCATCCCCGAGTAGGTCGGTCAACTCCAGCGGGGAGATGACGTGGGTGGTTTCATCGAACTCGTCGTACACGCGCCCCTCGAACCCGACCCACTCGCCGCCGATGTAGCGGTCGGCCATCACGCCGGAGTACTGGCCCTGAAGCCGGGTCACATAGTCGTCGGGGTTGTGAGGGTTGTCCTCGGTGGCGCTCTCGTACACCTCTCGCTTCCCCGGTTCGGGTGGGTAGAATCGCTTGTAAATCCAATGCTGTTCGCTTCCCGGGTTCGTGGTCCCGAAGATTTGCCTGACGGGGAGTTCGGGGACGTAGGGGTTGTCGAGTCGCCGGAGTCGGAG